AATGTTCCATTCGAATACTAAAAATAATCGAAAGAGATACATAAAGTCCAGGAAGTTGTTCGAACAACTATGTCGGATAACTTCACTCGTGGGCCGGGACCTTCCCCTCAAGAGAGGGAGATCACTAGCTAATGAGCTGAATGTAAAGTATGAATACTTAAAACTTCAGCTACACCACATTAGTGAAGTACTTCAGGGTTTAAATCCTGAAAGTAGGAAGTGGTTTAAGAGGACACTACGGTTATACACCGAATTCCTCACAAAAACTCTGGGGTTACTTTGGCCCAATGCCAAGTTCCACCCAGAAACTTGGGATCTCTCGTTCTTCCTGAAGAGAGACCCGATTAGTGCCTTTAAGGACCTCTGTCAGTCACCTTGGTCCCTGAATCTCAAAACCGAACAAAAGGTTCAATTCAAGATTTTCAGGGGCTCAGCCCGTCGGTACATAGAATCAATCTGTGTCCGAGGTGGTCAAAAGTTTCGAATTTTTGCATCCACCCTTCTTCAACTGAAGCGGGTCTGCCCAAAGTTGGTTGACGACTTTGTGGAGGAAAAGACTCTCAAATGGATACGTACAGTCTCGCTCGAGCCTCGGCAATCTGACAATTTCAAACGTGGAATCATTGATGAATTCCACAAATTGGAAAGTCAGAGAACTGGTGAAATGTATTGGTCGGTGACCAACATTAACCAGATCCGAGACTTCTCGCAAAGAGCATGCGTTGAAAGTTCCAGACGAAAAGGTGGGATTTACGGAAGAGCTAAACAAACGTTCGGCTCCTCTACCTACCTCAAATCCGGTCCAGATGGTGTCACTTTTGAGAAGGGTTTGAAATTCCCCTCTTACTTCGAGTTGCTCGGTCAGGCCCGTGACGAGATGAAAGACTATGTGAAAGATTCACAAGGTCGGACACTCTTCACGCGGAACCTGATCCCGATAACTGAGCCTTTGAAGGTCAGGTTTATTACCACCAGCCATTGGTGGGAATCTCCTGTCTTCGCCGGCTACCAGAAGTATCTCCAGAAGAAACTCGAGTATCTACCCGAGGTCCTTTCTGGAAAGACTGTGACACCTGAGAGCTTCCTCCCACTCCTTCGCACATTCCGTGCTATGGAGAATCAAGGTCTTGACCCTGTCTTTATATCAGATGATGGCGATGCGGCCACTGACTCAATTGATCCTGAGCTCAGTGCTGCCTTGTCCTCTGACATAATGCCCACAATTCTTGGAGAGATTTCTAAGGAAACTTG